TCAACAGCTCAACTAGCCTCTCACGGACACAGCATGACTGGTCCTAATGATATTACTTCTAATACTCCTGTTCAAATTAGGGGGTGCCAAGGAGGCGGTAGTAGAACTTTTAACACTAACAATGCAGGTAGTGGTCAAGGACACTCTCACAATATGAGTGCTACTTTTAGTGGAACTGCTACTTCAGTTATACAACCTTATTTAACACTACTTTATATAATAAAAACTTAGGAGGAATTATGGCAACAAATTCAAATTGGACAGTGGTATTCGAAGATAAATCAATAATTAAAAATTGTGATGAATTTGCTGATCCAAATGATGGTAGAGGATATATAATTGATGATGAAGCTTTTTGGGCAGACTCTGTTTTTTCAAATATCTGGGCTATTCAAGCAGGAGCTGATAATCCTTCTGATGAAGTAGAACACAGAGACGACACCCCTCATTGTTCTTTAGCTGATGAAGGAATTGATATTCAACAATTTATTGATAAATGGGATGCAGCTCATTTAGTTCAATTACAAGAAGATTGGGATGCAGATTCTAGAGAAGAATCTGAAAAAGGTCCAAGACCTACATCTTATTCATCTTAATCTAAACACATATATTATATTTAAAAGTTAAAACCATTCTTAGATCATTTACGTCTCGTCTAACTTCTCTAGCACAATGTTCTATACTTCCATTAAAAACTATTATTCTTCCAGGTTTTGGAAGAATACTTTTTAATATATCTTGATTATTATTATCATAAAAAACAGTTTCTCCTGCGAAGTTAAAATTCCAAAAATTATTTAAATAGTACATAACTGTAACACCACCCTTTGAATTTAAATCGTCATAATAATCTACATGCGATTCATGAACAGTTCCATAAGGATTAGCACTAGCGTATGTTCTTTCTGGTTTTAATAAATCAAATATATGCATGTCTTTTAATATGCTCTCAGTTTGTTTTTTTAATTTTTTTTCTATTTTATTTTTAAATCTTAATTTGTAATTAAATTTTCTCCATTTATTGTTATCTTTACCTGAACCTATAAATTTCCAAGACACCAGATCCCTAAAATAAAAATAATTTGTATCAATTTCTTGTTTATCTATGTAGTCATCAAAAATTAAAATCATGTCATGATCTAACTTATTAGCAAGAGAAATTATTCTTGTATTTTTATTTTGATTTCTGTCATTATTGTATTGATAAACTAAGGACTCAGCTTTAGATCCTATTAAATTTTTAATAATAGATCTGTCTGTTTCTATTTTTTGTGTAAAACTTTCATTACCGTAAATAGAATGAAATAAACCTGCATAACATATATCTTCATTACATTTCCATTTTCTAAGTTTATCATAAACATTTATTAAATGTTGAAAAAGATTTTTATTATAATGTGGAACTTCTTGAGTTTTTTTAGAAATTAAATAATTAATACATTTAATATATTTATTCACCGTAACATCATCCATGAAGTTAAGATATATTTTTTACCTGATAAAGGTGGATTTCCTCTGTGTAGATAAGGAAAAGCAGCTGGCCAGATAACTATTCTACCTGTTTTAGATTGCACTCTCTTTGAGAAATGAAGAAACTCTGTTTCTCCACCTTCATCAACATCGTTTAAATAAATACTAAAAACAAAAGCTCTAGGTTCATTATCAAATCCTTTACCATGTTCAAGATGCCAAACATGATACCCCTCTGTTGGCAAAGTTTTTTGAATTTTTAAAGAAGTAAAATAAAAAGGAAGTCCTGAGTAAGCGTCTTGAGCTCCTACATTTTTAGAGTAGTGATTCCATGCTAAATCAAAATTTACCATCATAGGTTTTAAAGTTTCCCACCAAACATTTACATTTCCTGCACCTGCAAAAAATTGTTGATCTTGTTTTTGTAGAATAGATGCTTTTTCTCCACTTATTCTATTAACTGTATTATTAAATTTGTTTTGATTTTCATACAAATTAATAGCGTCATCACACATTTCTTTTGTAATGTAGTTATCATAAATACCTATAAAATTTGTTATGTTAACTGTTTTCTCGTTCATATTTTTTCTTTTCTAAAAAGTATAATTCTCTTTCTTTTTTCCAATCAGTTCTTTCAATTATGTTCATGACAATACAATATCTTTTAGTATCTTCAAGATTAACATCAACATAATGTTGTATACAAGGTGGAAAAAAATAATAATCTCCGGGTTTAGGAGTTATTTTTATATTTAGTTCTGGTAAACACAAAGGCATTCCTTCTGTTAAATATAAAATACAGTGATAAGAATTATGTTCATGAAGTTTAATATAATCATTTTTACCTAATTCATTTCCCCAACAATTCAGGATTGTTTTCTTTTCATAAAAATATCTAAATAGTTTTTCATTAGATAATTGATGTTTGTTTATACAATAGTTAATAAATTTTGTAGTTAGGGGATGATCGTTAAAAACAAACCAATCTGTTTTTTTCCCTTTTACATTTGATGCGTATCCTTCTTCCTCAATTAAATTTTTTTTAATTTCTATAGTAAAATTGTGTATGTCTTCTACATAAGGATAGTTTCCAAATGTTATTAAAATATTTCTAGGATATGTAATACATATACTTTGACTGTGTGATAATCTTGGATCTTTGTCTAGAAATTCTACCATTTTCCGTCTTTCATTCTGTAAAAAACTAATATATAGACTACTATATGCTACAAAAGATAGGATTTCAACCAGGAATTAATAAACAAATAACACCCACAGGAGCCGAGGGTCAGTGGGTTGATTGTGATAATGTTAGATTTAGATATGGCACACCTGAAAAAATAGGTGGTTGGAACCAATTAGGAACTCAAAATGAAAATGAATTGACAGGAGCTGGAAGAGGTCTTCATCATTTTATTAATAGTTTAGGTAGAAGATATGCTATTATAGGAACTAACAGAATATTATACGCTTATTCTGGAGGTGTGTTTTATGATATACACCCTATTCAATCCACAACAACGCTTACAAGTGCGTTTAGCACGACTAATGGATCACCTACTGTAACTATAACTTTTTCTGGAGCACATAGTATGGCTCCTGGAGATATCATTCTTTTAGATAATTTTACCACAATAACTAATTCTAATTATAGCGCGTCTGATTTTGATGATAAAAAATTTATGGTTGCTACAACACCAACAAATACTACTCTTACAATTACAATGCCTTCTAATGAAAGTGGATCTGGTGCAACTACATCTGGAGGAATTAGAGTTCAAAAATATTATACTGTTGGTCCAGCTGTTCAAGCAAAAGGTTTTGGATGGGGATTAGGGTCCTGGGGAGGTGAGGACAGTGGAGCAATTACTACAACTTTAAATGGAGCTTTGTTAGATGATGCTAACGGCACAGGAGGGTCCGGGACTTCTATTACATTAACAAGTACAACTAACTTTCCTGATTCAGGTACAAATTTTATTCAAGTAGGTAACGAAGAAATATCTTATACAGGTGTCTCTGGTAATGATTTAACTGGTATAACTAGAGCAGTTAGAAATTCTACGAGGTCTGGACACTCTAGTGGTGCAACGGTAACCAACTCATCGGATTATGTTGCATGGGGTGAAGCAGCATCTGGTGACTTGGTATTGGAGCCAGGGATGTGGTCACTAGATAATTTTGGCGATAAAGCAATTTGTTTAATTCACGATGGTGCATGTTTTCAATGGGATTCAAGTTTAACAACTGCTACAGATACAAGAGCAACAATTATATCTGGTGCACCAACAGCGTCACGTCATATGTTAGTATCAACACCGGATAGACACTTGGTATTCTTTGGAACAGAAACAACTATCGGAGACACATCTACACAGGATGACATGTTTATCAGATTCTCTGATCAGGAGGATATTAATACCTATACACCTACAGCAACTAATACAGCTGGTACACAAAGACTGGCTGACGGATCACAGATTAGAGGAGCTATTAGAGGTCGTGACGCAATTTATATTTGGACTGACACAGCATTATTCACACAACGTTTTGTTGGTCAACCTTTTACGTTTGCGTTTGCACAAGTTGGAACTAACTGTGGATTA